AGCTTCCGATGCATTAACAAGTGATATTGATACCCAGAACGACGTCGCATCATATGATGAGGAAGCATTAAATGCTGCAGTACAAGAAGCGGTTCAGGCATATGTTGAATCTCTGGAAAACGAAACCAAGGAAACTGAAGAAGTAACCGAGGTTATTGAACCTGAAGAAGTAGATGAAAGTGGTGGTGATGCAGACTCCATAGATGCAGCATTCTACAACAAGATCGCTGAACTTGAATATCCGAACCCTTGGGAGGAATTTTATTATACCGATTACGACGTGTTGTATGCTTCTCAGCCTTCAGAACTGTATCATATGGGTGTAAAAGCGGTTATTGGACAGGCGAATTATGGATACGTTCTTACAATAAGAGATCCGCAGGGTAGAGGTACTATGGTTGATGCTGTCCTTGTACCATATAACGGATCAGATTCCATATTATGGACTGGTACAGATTATGACGATGCAATATTCTTCATGTATTCATCAACAGATAATGCCTCAGAATTATATTATGTACTCGTTCAAATCGGAGATATTACAGAGTATTCAGGCATTGATCTTACTGGCCATTACCCTATCAGTTACGAGTAGGAATTATAAGGGGTCGGTCTTTATTTAAGGATCGGCCCTTTATATAAATTGAACTATTGTAGATGAATAAGCATAATGGAAGATTGAATCATGTGTAATAAATAAACATGGAGATTAATCGAGCTATTCCTCAGAATTAAACAGGGAAGAGAACTGAACCAGTTTTATGAATTAAACACGTAGATGGATTGAACCATTTTTGCAGAATAAACAGAAAGCTGAATTGAACTATCGGATGGGTTAATAAGCAAGAAAACATATTGAACTATAGGCATCAATTAGACATGAGGGAAAATTGAACTGAATATTGACGATTATAGCAAATTAAAAAAATGCTTGAATAACTCATGTAAATAGTATATAATGTCTAGGTAAGATACATTCGGATGTAAGATACTAAAGAAAGTGAGGTGATGGACTGTATGGGAGATATAACGCGAATAGAATATATGTGTACTTATTGTGGTAAAAAGGAAAGCCGAGGAGTAAAAGCAGGAAGACCTTTGCCTGGAAAATGTTCTAAGAAAGACAATAAACCACATAGCTGGGTTATAAATAGAAAGTTTTAGGTATTGATTTTAAAGTGACATAACAATTATAATCATAAAGAATCTAGTTGAAATGGCACTATATACAAATAAAATGAGGTGGTAAATATGGGATTGCTTGGTGGGGTAATTAGACTAGCAGGTGCTGCAGTGAAAGCAGCAACGGGTATAGACCTTAAAGATGAAGTATCTGGGCTTGCAAATTCAGCGGACAAGTCTAGTGAAGTAAAGAAGAAAATAAAATATTTAAAAGAGAATAAGGAAGAATATATTAAAGAGCTTGGTACTGAACAATACAATGAGTTGCTAGATATTTTTGAAGGTCAGAAAACTCAAAATAGTGAAAGAACCGCAGAACATTTTATGGATTTATATGGTGGTTTACAAGATGGGTGTGCAGACTTTAATGATAGAATGGAAGATAGAAAAGAGAAATTAATGGAAAGTGCAAGAGCATTAAATGATAAACAACTAACTTATTTATCGAAAAAAAATGATTTATCAGAGGTTAAAAGGGAAGTGGTTGAAGAAGAAATGAGATCACGAGGTTTATAGGACAATAGCGACATACTTATGATAGAGTCTGTCGCTATTTTTATATTTAAAAGAGGAGAATATAGTAATGAAAAACAACAAATCAATAGTAATGTTGGTAGTTATAGTAATGATTTTAGTGGTTTATGGATTTACAGCATGTTCTGGTGAGGAAGTAGTTGCTGAAGAGGTTGATATTGTATTATCTAAAGAAGATACCTTGGAATTACCAAATGGTACAGTTCTTTATCGTTTGTTGTATAAAGGAGAAACTATTAATAATATTATTAATGACCATCCAATGTACGTAGATGAAAGCTATGTTATATATCCTTATGATATTTTAGACAATGGTGAATACAGTATACATATAAATTCTGCTATCCTCACAGTAGAAGATATTGAAGTTATGCTTTCATATCCTGAAACATTTACAAGAATAATAGATTTTATGGAAATAGAGTTTGAAAGGTCTATGAAAGAAGCAATATTTGGAGATTATTCAACAGATTCAGATTCTGGCGATTATGAAGTAGATGAAAGCTATATGGAAGAAGGTTATTTTGAATATGATGATTCTGATGTTCCAGATGAAATTATCGTAGAAAATATGTCTGATACAGAACTGGAAAACTATATAAGGAATGAAATTAACAAACGTGGATTTCCTGTACCTTCTATAGAAATGTATATAGAAGATGAATTCGCATATGGTCTTGTATCCGAATCCAATTTCTATCTCACTATTGGAGGTGATGTGAATTCCGATTATATTAATCTTACGATAGAAGATGAAGTTATGAATGTACTGTTTGATGGAAATCCAAGTCAATTCAATTCTTATCTTTGGCATACAGGAACCAGTAGTTGGGGGGATGTAGATTTCTTCATATACAGAACTATTGACGAAAATCGAGATGACTGCTATATAATAATTCAAGTAGGTGAAATTGACCTTTATCCCTATGAAGATTTAACAGGAGTATATCATGCAGATGGATATTATTACAATCCAGAGACAAGCTAAAAAATATAAAATAAGGATTTGTCATGTTAAACTACCTGCACTATTGTATATAAACAGGATTCATGAATTATATCAAACAAAATATACAAGAGAATTGAATGATACCACTAAGCGTATTAACTTAGTGGTATTTCATTGTTAAATTATTATTTTTTGATGATATATTATAAACGTGAATCATACTAGAAAAATAAATTATACAAGGAGGATTAACAGATGGCAGCAAATGTAGAAACAATGTTTTACACAAGAGAAAAACCCTGGCATGGGTTAGGAACAAGAGTGGAGGAATCACCAACATCAGCAGATGCACTCCAATTGGCAGGATTGTTCTGGAAGGTATTACAAGAGCCAATTTATACAGATGTAGGGGGTATGATTCCCGGTTACAGGGCAAATGTGAGGGATACTGATCGAAAAGTATTGGGTGTGGTAACAGAACGTTATAAGGTTATCCAGAATGAAGAAGCCTTTGCTTTTACAGATGAATTGCTTGGAAACGGTGTCCGTTATGAAACAGCAGGTTCTTTGCAAGAAGGAAAAAAGGTATGGCTGTTAGCAAGGCTCCCCAGAGAGTACATTATTTCAGGAGAACGGATTTCTCCATATCTGGTATTCAGTAATACACATGATGGTAGTGGCGCTGTCAGGGTTGCAATCACACCAATTCGTGTTTGCTGTAACAATACACTTAACCTGGCACTCAGTACTGCAAAGAGAAGTTTTTCCATGATTCACACCGGAGATATTAAAGGTAAGGTACAAGAAGCAAAAGATACTCTATTCATGGCAGAAAAATATATGGATTGCCTTGGTAAAGAAGTTGAGCAGCTCCTGCCAATTGAATCGGAAGCAACGACAACTCAGGTGAAGAATATCAAGAAACTGCATGAAGATATGAAGAGCAGATATTATAATGCACCGGATTTACAAAACGTTGGTTTCAATGCTTATAGGTGGGTAAATGCAGTCAGTGATTTTGCAACACATGCCGCTCCGCTAAGACGGACAGCAAACAATAACGAAAATATGTTTGCAAAAACAATAGATGGAAATCCGATGCTTATAAGGCATATTAAATAGTATGTGTTGCATGATAAAAATATAATGTAATATAGACAGGGAGTATCCGTAGTGGGTACTCCTACTTTGCTATGTATAGAGGTAGGAACCTGTGAACTGTAAAGGATAATAACGAGAAAACAACATGTTTTAGAAACGGAGGAAGTGTAATGAGACGTTTGGTATCTACTGTAGATATGCCAAAACCTGAATGGCTGGGATATCGTAAGATGGGTCTGACAGGAACGGATGCAGGTGCCATAACAGGAATGAATCCCTATGCATCTGCTTTTCAGGTCTATCAGGATAAGATCACAAATGAAACGGAAGATTTTGATAATGAGAGCATGAGGCAGGGAAGAGATCTGGAAGAATATACAGCTCAGAGATTTACGGAGGAAACAGGCTTAAAAGTAAGACGGGCAAATGCAATTTACCAGAATGAAGAGCATCCGGTCATGCTTGCAGATTTTGACCGTATCATTATCGGTCAGAAGGCTGGGCTGGAATGTAAAACGGTATCCCCGTACTCGGCAGATAAATGGGTTGATGGAAAAATTCCGCTGCATTACCAGATGCAGGTGCAGCACTATTTAGCGGTCAGTGGATTTGACTGCTGGTATATCTGTGCGCTGGTCTTTGGACAGGAACTGATAATAAGAAAAATTGAACGTGATGAAGAGCTGATCCAGTATCTGATAATTATAAAAGAAAGATTCTGGAATGAGAATGTTATGAAGCATGTAATACCAGATCCTGACGGTTCAAAGAACTGCTCTGAGCAGATTGCTAAACTGTATTTCAAATCTGATTTTTGTAAGACAGTGGAATTACATGGTTTTGACTCTGCACTTAAGAGACGGGAAGAACTGGTAGGACTGATTGACAGGCTTGAGAAGGAAAAAGCATCCATCGACCAGAAGGTACAGATGGAATTACAAGAAGCTGCATATGGAGTTTCTTCTGATTACAGGGTTTCATGGATTGCAGCAGAATCCAGACGGTTAGATACCAAAAGATTAAAGGCAGAGCAACTGGAGCTGTATGAGCAATACTGCAAACTGAGTAGCAGCCGGAGATTTTTAGTGAAACATGCAGCTTAGCAGAAGGAGGCAGCAGTGTATGAGTGAAGTGAACATTAAGGAAGAGTTAGAATTACAAGCCAATGTGGAACCATCACAGAATAAAGGGGTACAGCTTACAAAAAATATGACAATCCCTGATATGGTTAAAGCAATGATGCCGGAAATCAAAAAGGCATTGCCGAATGTATTAACACCGGAACGTTTTACCCGGATAGCCTTATCGGCGTTGAATAACACGCCGCAGTTACAGAAGTGCACGCCAATGTCCTTTCTGGCGGCATTGCTTAATGCTGCACAGCTGGGACTTGAGCCAAATACATCACTTGGTTAGGCGTACTTGATTCCCTACAAAAATAAAGGCGTACTGGAATGCCAGTACCAGATTGGCTATAAAGTGATGATTGACCTTGCATATCGAAACGGACAGATGCAGACAATCCAGGCACAGGCAGTATATGAAAATAATGAATTTTTCTATGAATAAGGCTTGGAACCAAAACTGGTACACAGATCTGCATTCTCTGACCGCGGAGAACTGACCTATTTTTATGGTATTTTCCGTACCGTTAACGGAGGGTACGGTTTCTCTGTAATGAGCAAAGCGAATATGGACAGTTATGCCAGGACATATTCCAAAGCATTTGATTCCGGATTTTCACCATGGCAGACCACCTATGAAGAGATGGCTAAGAAAACCGTTATCAAACAGGCACTTAAATATGCACCAATAAAAACAGATTTCCAGAGAGCCTTATCAACAGATGAAACAACTAAAAAGCAGATTTCAGATGATATGTTCTGGTACAGGATGAAGACATAGCGCTTATAGCGTAATAGGAGGAAACATATGGACTATCAGGAATTTAAGACAGACATAATAGACATTTTACGGGATTTTTATGGAAAGGATGCCATGGTGACGGTAATTGATGTTTTGAAAAATAATGGTGTCAGGTATGACTCTGTCAGTATCTTCTTTACTGATCATGATGAAAAAGTTATTCCGGCAATTTACCTGAACGGTCTTTACCAGCAGTATGCTGTCGGGGATATGACATTGGAGGACTGTGTTGGTGAAATCATCCAGTTAAGAGAAAGGAATAATCACCCAGAGGATATATGCCAAATTATTGGGAACCTGTGGGACTGGAGTTTTGTTAAGGATAATGTATATCCTGCCCTGCTTTCCACAGAGGAAAATCATGAATTACTGGAATGTCTCGTAACGAGAACCTTTTTGGATTTGTCAGTGGTTTATATTGTCCGCATGACAATGGCTGATGGTGGCCTTGGAAGTGTGAAAATCAATAAGTTATTGTTTGAACAGTATGGAATCAGCAGGGAAGAGCTTCAGGAAAAGGCAATAATGAATTTAGAAAAAGATGATTACAAATTGGTTAATCTGGTGGATACCATCAAAAGCATTTTGGAAGAAGACATGCCGAAACAGTGTTCCGAATATCTCAGTGACATATTGGCAGAGCCAGTAAAAATGTATGTGTTGACCAATGCTTTCAAGCTGTATGGAGCTGCAGGAATACTGAGCAGTAATTTTCTGCGGGAAAATAGCGGTGGAAGGAATTACTTTATACTGCCCTCTTCTATCCATGAAACAATTTTCGTTCCGGCAGAAGAAGGAATGAGCCAGAAAGAATTTGACAATATGGTTAAGGAAATAAATACCACACAACTTAGCGCAGAAGAGTTGCTTGCAAATCATTCGTATTATTATGATACGCTGTCTGGAGAAATTCAGATTTATCAATAATAGAATGGGTGATATTTGATAACTTGACTATTGATATCCATAATCTTTAAAGCTCAAGTATCTATATATCAGATAAAATTATAACAGGATAAAGTATGATGCAAATGCATAACCTGTAGAATGTATATAAAATCAAGGCTTGAGGCATTCTCAACAGCACAGGATAATTCCAGATAATCATTGACGTAATGGAATAAATTG